ATTCTTTCTCTGAAATAGTCCAGGTGCAATTACCTAGGAAAATATTCACGTGAACCAACGAATTAGAGTGTTAATGACGTGGGGGTTGCCTACGCCTATTTGCTGCACGAGAAACGACGCGAGTTGCAACGTGCGCCAACGAACCTCGTCTGTGGAATCCCACATGGTCAAGCTCCTTTCGGTCACCTTTATGTACAGTTCCCTTCCGTAGAGCTTTACGTCTTGCGGTATTGCGTGCTTCACGTCTTTTAACTTGCGCATGGGTATCTTCCCACTTATTCTCTTTTTTGTAATTATGGCTCATTTCGTATTACATCAATCCCCTTTTTGTTATTCCGTTTCTTCAAACGTATTTCCAATGGAACTTGTGTCCCATCTTTTATGAAACGCCCTTTGTCAGCAGTATCGAATTTGATCTCGATCACATCTTGATCATCATTTACTACATTGAATTGGTATAGCATCGCTTCAATTTGTTGCTTCAATAATCCTGTGGACATGGTGAAGATAAGTGTTTCTTCATTCGACGAGTACAGATCGGAGATCATCTTCTGTCTCCTGGATTTTGAGCAACTCTTTGGCGAGCTTTGCCTGAACACGACCTTCGCGTTCTTGTTTCCGTGCCTTTCGCGCGGTTTTCTTTTGTTCACTAACAATCCTATCGTATTTATTGCTTGGATGTTTTATCTTTGTCATGAAATTTAACTTGTAGTTCTAACACAGCTTCTTCTAACACAGTTATAGCTTCCTGCATATCTAATACTTGATCTTCTAATTCCTCTATTGAAACACGATCACCAAACATTTATCCATACATGAAACCAATAGCAATAATGATAATCCATGCAATACAGAAGCCGATTGCTAAGTACAATATCTTCTGTTCCATAGTCAGGTACTCCTTTATCCAGTTATTCATAGTCCTCGTAGCCAGTCTTTCGGAAGTTTAGCGATTGCCCATCTGAATCCGTTTCGTTCTGCCCATTTGATATATGTCTTGTTGAGGCTATAAAACAGGATACGGAGGTCAATCTCAGGATGTTGTCTCTTGACAGCCACCATTTTACTCTTGTGTTCAGGTCTAAGATATCCTTTACACTCGATGTAGACCCTACCCGTAGGGGTAGTGATGATGAAGTCAGGTATGTAGTGCCGAGCTAAGACATAGGGAATATGCTCTGTTTCGTACTCGAAAACTGCCTTAGCTCGACGTAATTGACTTTCTATTCGATACTCGAATCTATTCCGGGTCTTCTTTTTTTTCAGTTTCTTCAACAACACTATCTACTTCTGCAATACTGACTGAACTATCGTAATCCATATTAGCGATGTCAGTCAACCAATCGTTGACTTTAGATTGAGGAACTTCGAAGATAGTCACTGTAATATGGAACAGTTTCTCAGGACGAGTACCCATCTTTCTTCTCCTCTTCATAATAACCTAATTATAAACTATTTTACCTAATCTGTCAATCTCTATGACGTCTGGACGACGTACTACCTTAGTTAAGTAGACCGGTCCTGAAGAGTAAAGAAACGTTCTAAGATGTGGGAAACAGCAAAACTTATAGGCACTATATGAGGCTCTAACGTCGAGGCTAATATTGCCTGATTTTCCTTCTGCTCTAGTTCCGCACTCGCAAGTAGGCGGCTGATTGAGAGCAACAATTCTCTTACTCTCTTCAATTCTTCTTCTAATCGAAGTTTCTCTGAGCCTATGTTCATAGAGCACCATGTGTCCTAGAGTTTTATCGATACCTAAGATGTACCCGGTATCTTTACATGTGACCAGAGGGTCGTCAGCAGAACCCACCAAGTACCCGTCCAATTGATCCAAGTAGCCAAAGCTATCAGTTTGTAGGAGAGTCTTATTCTTGAGTTTGTCAAAAGCCCTGCTACTGCAAGATTTAACATCAACCACGCAACCATCAATAACGCAATCCCTGTGACCGGTGATTCCGTCGACATAGACAGCATCTTGTTCTCCCACTACTAAGTGGCCAGCCGCTTTCGCTAGTGTTATTGCTAAGACTTCAAGTATATGTCCATATGCAAATTTGATTTCGGCCCATGGAGGGACCGGTTCCGCAAGCTCTGGGGTATGGATTGAATGCCATAGAGCGCAAGGACAACGTGTGCCCATCTGAGAAAGTCTAAGTGTTGGATTGCGATCAAACGGGTTGAATGATTGGGACAGACGCAGTGCAATCTCTTCACCGCACGATTTAGCCAAATCTTGTATGAACCAGCCATCTTTCTTTCTCACTAGTTTATAGATATCTGGAACTAAGTCTCTAATGTTTTTCAGTGTAATAACGCTCCTACGAAGTCATGTTGTAATGAACTAATTATAGGCCCCAGCCATGGTGAGGCTACAGTAAGTATAGCAAATGTTTCGAAGAAAGTAAAGTCTCTTAATTTCTTAGGAGGTTGATTCTTCTTCTTATTCTCTTCTTCTTTCTTCAATTCTTTCTTGAGTTGCCTTCTCTCAAGTTTCTCATAAATCTTAAACGCTTTCTCCCAATTGTTGTCTCCTCCGGAGGTATTCATCTGTGGGTATGCATATGGAGGTATTAGGGGGTTATACATACAGGGAGCCATTTTGTCCTTCTCTTTCTTTTGTTATCAGGGACCTTGCAGTCCCCTTTGTTTAAGGTGGAACCAACAGTTCCGTAAGGCTGGGTAGAAACATTTCCTTTTCCTTACGTGTGTGTCTACAGTTAGATACGCCCTTACAAGAAGTCTTATGGGTAAGCCTTTCACGTCAGACACGTGTCTGTCCAGTATACTCGTCAGCTAGCTCTGTTACGAGCGACGTTACTTGGGTAGAGCCTGCTTCAAACAGCCATCGGACAATCCAAACGAGCTTATACACCCGATCTAGTCCGCGGCCTCTGTAAGTGTACCTCCGACATTGCAGGTTAGGTACGTACTTCTTCTGCAAGGTCGCCCAACGGAAAGTAGACAGCTATCCATCAGGTCTGTGTCTTGTCCCGTTTCGGGACTCGATCCTTTCCTACTGACTCCAGTGAGTTCACGGAACCATCCGTTCATCCTCTTCAGTCCTACACATCGCCTTCAAGGGCGACTATCGAGTTCATCAGCGTATGCTAGTCAAACTATAGCTTACTGACGTTCTAGCCGGTAATTGGCGCTCGTTAACGGGGTTTCAATCCGTTCACGTGTTTGAGAGGGTCACATTCGCCATGTAGAATCCCTCTTTACATAGAACCAACTACGTCAGGCCCTTGTCTACGTCTTGGCATTCCAATCTATTTAGCCAGGCCATAGTCTGTTATTACTCCGCCTGTAAAGACAGTACCTTCTAGGAGTGTATTGCATGACTCGGTCTAGTACGTTTGCCAATTTCGCTATCCTCATTATCGAGGTAGGGATTCGAACCCTAAAGGCCGCTAAACTCCTGGTTTAACGCCCACTAGCCTTGTCCTAGGCTACGCCCAGAGTAGATCTGGGCAGACCACAAAGAAGAACCCCTGACGTTTGTGTCTGCCGATCCGACGGCAGCTGGTTCAGGCTATTCCATACACCAGCATCCAGTTCTTCAGCGTTCAGAAGTATCTGATGGTCTCTGATCGTTTGCTATCTTTTTAGATAGCCGCTACGTACTTACCAACTACAAGTTTGACATAGCCAAGCGTGTACGCTGGTTTAATCACTTGTAGTCAGCCAGGCCCGCGCCCCGTATGGACCGGGTCGCGTATCCGCTAGATGGATTACGCAAAGATCCATTTGATCCGTTATTTGCGGTTGGCTAGCGAATTAAGATCGGTATAGTTCACGTGTCCTGGGAGGACCGCGTTCAACGACTACTTTTGAGACATAGATGAAAATCTTACCTACAGAGGGATTGGAAATAAAGTAAATTGCGGCCCATCTCTCAGCTTCTTCCATTGTCTTGCACGGACCACTGTTATTTTGGTTCAAACCAATTGCGATGTAGTGAAACTCATCCTGCATGGCTTTCTCCTGTTTGTGCAGTGGACACATGGTTTGGTGACAGCCGTTGCTTAGTGGTCTGTACCAAGGACATTTTTCCAAGGCTCTGAATCCGTAGTCGTAGTAACAGTGTGCCATTAATCCTCCTTCTATTTAGAGCGCGGTGCGCTCAGGAATTCCTTCGCTATGTTCCGAAACATCGAACGGTACATCTTCGTCTCCGGTCGAATCAATGCTTGTCTGTTCTTTCTCATCTGAACTCTCCGAATTCTTTACCTTCACCTGGCAGACACGATGATAAATGTCTGCAACCTTATCGGTAGGTTCAGGCATGATCTTCTTGATTTCACTAATGGCTTTCTCTCGCCCAGTAAAGGGTCCGACAATTGCCCCTTCGTACATAGCAAGGAATGTGCCACTAGTATTTCTTTCTCTTCTTTTGGCCATTGTTAACTCCTAAAGAGAAGATCTAAGGCCGGAACGTTAACCGACATGGTTCCCCATACGTGTTAACGTCTCCCCGGACCTTAGATCTTGCTCAGATCAACCTGATCGCAAGCTCAGGTGTACTTAATGATTTCCAAGTTAGGAACAGGAACCTTTACCTGCCCTATTGCTTCAAAGATAATCACATCGTACTGACCTTTGGTACTCTGAGAACGAATCTTCGCTGCGTCCTCTGCTTCGGTAAGCGTGGAATACGTTTCTTTCTTTCCACAGAAACCGTTGTAAGCATCCCAAACCTTGTAGTACTTCTTGTTCTCAGTCATCTTACGTGACCTTTTCGAGCTGGATATTGATCACTTGCTCAGGAACTTTGGTTTCATGGATCATCTGAAAGATGCCATAAGACTCACCGTTCCTGTGGGTCTGCTTCCGAGACTCTTCCTCAGCTTCAGCAAGAGTTTCAAAACGATCGTCACGGTAGTAGCCGCGATTAACAGCTTCCACGTAGTACTTTCTTTTGTTCTCACTCATGGTTACTTCACCTTTGTAGATAATGGCTCTAAGTATGTATAGTTAGAATAGATCTTGTCCTACTTTCTGTTCAATATGTTCGTTATCATAAGCTTCCATATCTTCAATTCTAGCTTCATAAGGAATTAAATTATCCACTCGTATAGTATGTAGCCGACAAGCACTTCCCTTCTCTGCTCCGAATGTGTAGTTGTAGTGTTCCATCTTGACGGTAACATCAGAACCATTTCCGATAAGTACATCATGTAATTCAATTCCTTCTGCATTTTTAACAATAGGTGGGTGCATTCCAACCATTTTACCTTTAATCAATTTGCTTTGTGGTCTCTTGCACCAAATGTAATAACCTTCGTCATCTTTGTGAAGATGGTTCTTAACTTTCATCTCCTTAAATTTATCTAAAGACTCAGGAGTAAGATACAAACCAACAGTCCAATTACCCCATTGATCAGGAACATTGACCTGACAACGTTTAACTTTACCTTTTAAATATACATATTCTGTGTTACCTACGTATGTCATTCAATCTCCTTTTATTTGTCAATGAGTGTAATACCAATTAGTTCCAATAGTATAGTCTTTCTTGTCGTCATTCCAATATGAACCGGCGAGAGGACACTTTAATCCAAGTTCTTCTCCCACCAAACGCAGAGACTCAGCTTGCCTAGTTGCAATCCTAATAGCCACTTCCATGCTATTAGGGGTCTCAGTCTGCCATTCATCGTGAACCAAATCCACAAGTAACGCCCTATCCTGACTGAGCTCATCATACCACCTCAGAGTTGCTTTCT